CGACCTCCGTAGAGTTGCGAGCTGACCTGTGCGCCGTGCTCTCCAGGCTTCTCGTACATGTTGGTGCGGTAGTCGGCAGCATCCAGTCCCTCGACGCCAGGGCGAAGGTAGATATCGCGGTTCGTACTCGACGCGTTGTCGAGCAGACGGAGTGAGTCAAGGTCGACGCTACGCAGCATGTGCCAACCTCCAGCTCATCTCGCGAATCGCCGCGCTCATATCGGTCGGTGAGTTGATGGTGTTGTACTGGTTGATGGTGATGCCGCGGCCGATCTTCGGCGTGCCCGTGCGCTGATCCACCTGTTCCTTCGGCAACACGTACTCGCCACGGTGGACGATGCCGGCAATGTCGTTCTCACCACCAGGGCCGGTATAGCCGCCGGATGCGAAGCCAGGCAGGTAGGTGTTGGACTTCTTGTCATACGTGACGGTCTTCGAGCCGGTGTAGCCAGGCGCGTTCTGGATCTTGTAGGCCTGATCGAGTGAGAGCTTGCCCTTGTAGATCTGGTCATCGAGCTGCTTGTTCAGGTCCTTGATTGACTTGTCAGCTGCCGCTTCCAGGCCGTTAAGGATGTTGAAGGCGTCGATGGCCTTCTTGATCTCGATGCCGATCGCAACGACGCCGGCAATGACCACAGCGAACGGAAAGGCGGCAAGGAAGGCAGAGCCGACCGTACTGAAGGTGGCAATGAGGTTCGGGATGGTGACGAGCTGCAGGGTGGCGAAGCCGACCATGATGGCGTCGAAAGCTGCGCCGAGGGCCATAGATGCGGCCAGCGAGCCGAACACAGCGGCAAGGGTCGCGACGACCCAGGTGTGATCCTGGAGCCAGTCGATCGTCTTAGAGGCGGCGTCAAATAGTCCGTTGACGACGTCGATCGCAAGGCCGAGCGCACCAACGAACACCTCGCCTAGGAACTTGCTCAGCGGTATGCCGACCTCTTTCCAGAGGCGCTCCATGACGGGAGCAAGATCATCACGGATGGTATGCCAGAGGGCTTCGACCTTCGGACCGAGATAGTCGCTCACTGCCTTGGCAGCCTGCTGAATGTTCTTTGCCCACTGCTTTGCCTGCTCGCCCCCGGTCTTCATCCACTGTTCCATGTTGGGACCGACACGCTCGCTGAAGTGCTGCAGTACGGGCATGGCGTCCTCTGCGCCGCGTTTGATAAGAGCGAAGATGCTGCCCTCGCGGATGTTGCCCTGGCTGTCGATACCGACTGCAGCACGGGCGACCTGGCCGAGACTGTCCTTAATGTTGGACATCACGCCGCCGAACGTGTGGCTCTGCTTTTCCATGAGGTTGAAGAAGCGACCACCCTCTTTCGACATCGAGGCGAGTGCCTTATCGACGTCCTCGAACGACGGTGCCACGCCTGCGACCATGTCGTCCTTGATCTGTGCGGCTGTCTTGCCCGACTGCTTCGCGAGCACTTCAAGCAGCGGCACGCCGGCCTCGGTGAACTGTCGAAGCTCCTGGCCGGTGAGCTTGGTGGCGGCACGCACCTGGCCGTATGCCAGTACGAGCTGCGGCATCTTGTCCTTACCGACGCCGGCCGTGATGTTGCCGAGCGACTCAAGGGTAGGGAGTAGCTTGTCTGCCTCGATGCCGTAGGCCAGCAACGACTTCGCGCCCTGGACGACTTCCGGCAGCTCAAACGGCGTCCGCTTGGCGAAGTCAGTGATCTTCGCCAGCATCTCCTGTGCCTTGCTCGCGCCGCCCAGCATCGTCTCGAACGACACGCGGTATTGCTCGAAGTCGGCGGCGCTGCTGACGGCGTCCTTGCCGAGCCCGATGAACTTGGCGCCGAGCTGCGGCAGGTACACGCCGAGCGCCACGTCGCGGATGCGTGCTAAAGACTCACTGAAGCGTCCGGCGTGGCCTTTCGCCTCGTCCATTGAGCCACCGAGGTCTTTGATGACCTTGCTGGCTTCATCTTTGGCGGTGAGAACGATCTGGACTGTGTTGGCCATCCTTGGTGGGTGAGAGCCGCGTTGTTATTGTTCGCTGGCTGCTGCCTTTTCTCTATCTAATTTATCACGCTCCGCTTTTTTCGCCCATATAAGCAGAGCGGTTTCGACGACGTGTGCAGGCTCCTTGAGGTACTCCTCGTGTGTCATCGGGTAGTGCGATCGGTAGGCATCTTCTTTGATGGCGTCAGCAACGTCCTGCGTCATGCCATCGACGCTTTCGTGCAAGATTGCGTCGTGTATCAGTCGCCGTTTGGTGTTGGCGGCGCTTCTTGCGACGGAGCCCCGCCGGTACCTTTTGGGTCCGTTTCGACTCCCTGCATGGCAACAAAGATCGACTTCTGCACATCAACCGGCAAAGTGTCGATGTCTTCCTCGACCATCGCTGTCTCGTTTGAGCCTCCTGCATCGTTGATGACCACGACAACACCTCTCACGAAGCGTTTGCGTATGCCAGCCGTAATCATGCGGAGTGCTTCCACTTCCCCGATGTCGTCTCTAATCTCGCGCAGCTGCGCCAAGTCCTCGATAGACATCGGCAGATAGTCGATATACGTGTTCTCCCATCCTGGACCAACATCGGCAAGAGGGAAGCGCCGCGTAATAAGCAAGCGCCGTTTTGTCTGTGTCATAACTGAACTCCGTTTACTGCTTAGTAGCTGGCTTTGGCGTTGGTCACGACGACTCGGACCAGGTAGCCGGCACTGAGGTCAAGCTCAGCCTTGAAGCTGAGGGTCTGCTCGACGATGCCGTCAAGGTCGTCGCTCTTGCTGAATGGGCGGAAGCGGACTTTCGGCAGGGTGATGGCGATCTTCGGGTTTGCAGAGGTGCCGATCGTGATGTCGGTGTTCAACAGCGTCAGGCTCATTGCCTGGACAGTGTTGTTCTCCCACAGCGTCTCATAGGTGGTGTCTTCATACTGAAGCACCATTTCGCCCTCAACGCTAACGACGCTGCTGGTAATGACAGTCGGGTCAACTCCGCCCAGTGGCACAAACGGCGTAGCGGGGTTCTTGATCGACATTTTGAAGCTCTTGAGCTTCGGTGCGGTCGCCCCGGCCAGGCCGGCGACGTTGCTGGCGATCTTGACCGTGGCGTGCTTGCTCGTGAAGTAGTTGTCGGTGCCATAGGCGACGGTGTTCGTGGCCGTACCGCCGAACAGTGCCTTGATTGCTGAGCTGAACGAGACGTACTCGGCAGGCTTCACGTCGATGTCGAGAGACTCAACGGTGCCCATGCCGTGACGGCGGTCAGTGATGGGGTCTTTGCGGGCGAAGGTGAGGGTTGGTGGGGTGTTGGTCTGTGCGACGTCGAACGTGTGGTCTTTGATGGTACCAGAGACGTCAGCGTTGGCAGCAACGGCTTTGGTACCGAGAAGGGCATACAGGAGGTAGCCGATTGTCGTGTCACCGACGAGGCCTTCGAGCGAGCCTTCTGACCACTTCTGCACGATGGCGCTGTCAAGCGTGTCTTCAACACGGCCGACCGCGGACTTGTTCTCCGCGACCTCAGTCATGCGCTCAAGAGAGAGCTTCATCTGCTTGGTCCAGTCGGTCGGTGCGACTGTTGTGCCTGGTACGCTTTCGATGCCGATGCCGATTGACGCGCGACGCGCTACGTGCTGATTACCCATCTATTTATTCGTCCTGTTTCCCCTTTAGTTTGTCGGCCTGCTTCTGTGCGAGTTCGGCCGCTTCGATAGCGTCGTCAGCCTCGACCTCGACGTTGTGTTCGAGGACAAAGTACTTGCGCTTAGGGGTGATTACCTTTGCGGCGCGTGTTCTCTTGGACTGCTCTTCGATATCACTCATGCTTTGATAATAAGGCAGGATTACAATTCTTTCAAATATTCCACGGTCACATTTACGTCGCAGTACAACATTGCACCGCCTTTCCCGTCGGCTTCGTAGAAGTCGCCTCGGGTGCAGTTCATGATCGTGTTGGTCAGTGAGTTGTCGGTGGCCTTCAGAAGCCCCGTGTAGTCGCCTGCATCGAGCGTGTCCATGATGAGGTCGGTCAGGTCGTAGATCAGATCGACTGCTGCAAGTTCTGTCTCGGGTGTGTCTTCGAGCAGCGCATAGGTACGCAGGATGAAGCCCACCGTGCGGCGCTGCTCACCGACCGCCCACTTCTCAGTGTCAACGGGGCCAGGAATGACGCGCAGGCTTGGGTAGCCAGAGAACTCGCCAGTGCCGCTCTTGAGCACCTGGACGAAGGCAGTCTCACCACCGAGCTGCACGTTGCCCATGATCGTCGCCAGGGCGTTGCGGATGTCTTTAGACTTTCCCATCGTTCAACTCCGCGATCATCTGGCGTAGGCCTTGCTCAATGTCGTGCTCGACACCAGCACGCTCAGCTCGGAACGTGCGGTCGACGAAGCGGTTCGCTTTCGTGCCCTTTTTGGCGATGGAGTGCTGGACTGCGTAGGGGTTAATGCCTTTGAGCTCTGCCCAGCGGCGTAGGTCGCTGCCAGGAGCCACGCTGACCCAGTGCGGGCGCGTGCCGTTCTCAACCGCGTCGGCGTAGCTGATGACCGGCTCGACGGTTGCTTCAAGGCGTGAGGGGTGCAGGACGTAGCGGATGGAGCCGCGAAGGCCTGAGCCTCCGTGGACGCCGACAGGAGCCTCCTGGCGCTCTCGGCGCTGGAAGGTGACCGCACCGGCCTCGATGAGCCGGCGGATGCGTGCCTGCACGGCTGATGGTGCTCGCAGGATGAGCTTGCGCAGCTGCTCGTCGTTGAAGTGCAGGACGACAGTCGCAGCCATTACGCGACCTCCTGCTGACACAGGGCGTGTATGTGGGCGCTGTAGGCCGTCTCGTACTTGCGCACGGCACTGACGGTGTACGTCTCGCCGTCACGCTTCAGCTGGTCGCCGGTCTTCACGTCCGTGCCAGTCGGGAAGAAGGCGTCGTATGCACGGCCGATGTTCCATCCCTGCTCGATAGCGGTGCGGGTTGCCATCGGCAGCAACAGACACGAGACGTCAGACTCGTGCAGGCTCACAGCCTTGCGGCCGTTGGTGCCGACCGCAGCGTTGCGCCAGACGTCGCAGAGGTGCTCGAACAGCATGAGTTACACCCTCCGCAGGCGGTAGGAGTCGATGATCGACCACATGGCGTCTGCTGTGTTCTTCGACCGGTCCGCCACGTTCGAGCCGCGGACGCTGCCGGCGTACTGCAGCCGGTACGAGCCGACTGAGCTGGCGACGATCTCCTGCTGGTTGTTGGTCGCCCAGTTGTAGAACTGCGCAGCCAGGCTCAGCGCAGCGAGCTTCAGGTCCTGGGGGATCTTGTCGGCCGCGACGCCGTGGGTGTAGACGATTTCGAGGTAGTTGGCGATCGAGCGGCTCACGTAAGCACCGCCTGTGAACTCGATGCGGCCGTTCTCGGTCACGTAGTAATCGGATGCGTTGACAGTGTTCTGCGTCTCGTTGGGGTAGCCAGTCTTGATCGAGGTGATCGTCTTCACGTCCATGTGGCTGAGCCAGACAGACCGGCCGGAGTGCGCTCGCTCTGTGACTTCTTCTTCCTCGCCCCACGAGCGGCCGGTGGCCTGCTGGATGTAGGCGTTCACGGCGTCACAAACCTGAGTGGCAATTCCGCCCTTTAGGGCTGTGCCGCCTTTGAAGGTCTTTAGATCGTCCGGCGTGATAACTTTACTCATGTACTGTCATAAGCATAAAACAAACCACCCGCTATTGCTAGCGGGTGGTTTATTGGCGCGGTCGACTGGCTATTCGTTCGAGCCCGCTGCTGCTGCAGCTTCCGCTGCCGCCTGCGCTTCGTTCTCTTCTTTCGCCTGTGCGGCCTCTTCCTTGGTTGGCGTGTACTCGACGTAAGCTTCGTCGAGATCGCGGATCTTTGCCGCTTCGTCGACGCGCTTCTTCTCTTCTTTGCTCAAGCGGACAATGTCACCTTTACAGTACGGCGATACGTCCTTCTTGAACTTTACGAGTTTGCCTTCTGGATTTGCCATGCTACGGCTCCTTTACTGGTTAATTACTACTTGACGTTGATCTTTGCGAACGACTCGCCGAGAATCGGACGGCCACCGACTCGCTTAATCATGCGAAGGCTGATCTTGTCCTTCTGGAAGTCGTCGTTGTTGGTGCCGTAGTCGACATGCATTGCACCGCGATCACCGATGAAGTAGTTCTGGAACAAGCCGAACCAGACTTCGGTTTCGTTGGTACCTGCACCCAGGTTCGTTGGGATCTCGTCGACGACGTACAGTGGGCGACCGAAGAGCGTGCCCGGCGTGTTGCCTGTGATGTCTTCGCGGAAGATTGGGCGGCCGGTCGTGTCCTTGATGCCTTCGAGGAGCTGAACGCCCTTCGAGCTTGTGACGTAGACAGCCAGCTGGCGGTATGCCGTTGGGATGCCGTACTTCAGACCGAGCATGTCGCCGTATGCAAGCGCACCGGCAGCACCCGCCTGTGAAAGGCTAGCGTTTGGCGTGATAGCGCTTGAGCGGAAGCCGTATGGCTTGCCCGAACCGTCACCGTTGGTGAAGGCGTCGTTCTCAAGCAGAGCGATCGAGATGGCAAAGCGGTCTTCGATGTAGTTCTGGAGGTCAGGGTTGCTGACTGCGTCTTCCAGGACTTCACGGGTGAACGAGTCGAAGCCTGCAGCCTTGTACGGAAGGATCTGGCTGCTCTGCAGCGTGCCCTTGCTTTCCGTAATGGCGACACCTTCAGCGACCCAGTAGGTCGTAGGAAGCGCGTTTTCGTTTGGTATGTTGAAGTTTGCCGGCATGTTTGGAATGACGGTCGCAATCTGCCGCAGTGGGCTGATGTACTTCATCTTCTTGAGAATTGACTCGCGCATGACGGTAGGAACAAGCAAGCCACCATCAGCTGAGGTGCCGACAGTCTGTGCCTTCTCGCGGTACTGCTCGCGCATTGACTTGTTGAATGCTTCAAACTCGACAGGGTTCTTGCGGCTCAGAACGCCGAAAAACTCGCTCAGAGCCTTCTTGTCGTTTTCTTTGGTGTCTTTGGTTCGTTCTGCAATGGCGTCTTTGGCCTTCTCAGCCAGTTTTGCTTCCATCGCCTTCTGCTTTTGTGCGGCGTATTCTGCGATTGTCATATCACCCCCCTTCGAGTGAAATGTTGCGTTGATATAGAGTGCGGGCTATTCGTCGCCGGCAGCGCCCTCGTCGGGCTCAGCAAAGGCAGCGTCGATTGCCGCTTGAGCTTCTGGAGTCAGTTCGGCGTTTTCGTCGAACTCATCACCACCCGCACCGTCCTGGTCGTCATCGCCGGACTTAGCTGGGGGCTGATCGCCTTCGCCTTCCTTACTTTCATCACTCTTCGGTGACTGTTCGTCAGCCTTGGTCTTCAATTCAGCTACGGTCGTAGTCAGATCGCTCACGGTCCCCTTGACCTCGTCAACGGTGGCGCTGAGCTTTGTTAAGAGGTCAATCGCTGCTGCGAGCTGAGTCTTTACTTCGTCCATGTCTTTAACATCTCCTTCGCTGGTTTCTTGCTTTAACTGGACATCAAGCTGATCGGCCTCTTTGCGCATGCAGTCAAGAAGCCACTTGGCGTCCTTCTGGCTCATGCCGCCAGACTTGTAGTCCAGGGCAATCGCGCCAGGGTTTGCTGGGATCGGCACGACGCTGATCTCCAGAAGGTCGTTGTCCTTCAGGACCGGCGTGTCGTTCTCGATCTCGAACGTGTGGTTGCGGAAGCCCACCGAGACGGTGCGCAGCGTGCGCTTCACGATCTGGCGGAAGATAAGGTCGGCTCGCGGGTTGATCTCTGTGTCGAACGTCAGCGTGGCGTATGTCTTGCTGCCGTCTTTGTCGACTTCGAGGTCGGACGCGGTGCCGAGCACGTTCTCCGGCTCATCAGGGTCGTGACCCCACAACACGATCGGGTTCTTCAGGTATTCCTTGAAGTTCCAGCTCTTCTGGTGAACTGACTCGCCATACCGATCTACTTCATCCGTGCTAATAACAAACCTGACCGACTTATTGACTTCGTCGATCGACTTGAGCGCAAGGTTGAATAGTTTTGTGACCTTCTTCATGGCTTCTGCCATTAGAATAAATCACGACAAGCATTAAAACAATAGTGTCAGATTAAATGCGCACCGGCAGCAATACGCAGCGGCACGAAACATGCAACGGGCAGCCGGGAATGTCCTCGTAACTGAACTTCAGCTTGTAGGCAGGCTTGTCGCCGCGGTCGACGGTGAGCGTCTCGCCCTTGTCGAAAAAGTTGTCTTCGAGTGGGATTCGCTTGCCGTGCATGTCCATACAGCCGGGGCAGACGCGCTCGTCGCCGG